TGCGGCAGATGGCCGAGGAACTCAACAAGGCAGGCATCACCACCAAGCGCGGCTGTGCGTGGAGAGCATCATCCGTATACCTGCTTTTCGGCAGGGACAACAACAAGTACCACTCAACGCCGAAGCTACCGCAGGCTCACGTGACAAAAGCACTCCGCAATTTGTCACGCGCCGAATCCCTTATCCGTTCATCCCTTCAAATCCTTCAAGAAACCAATGGCTAACCTGCAACTACCCGCGAATATCAGCAGGGATGACATTCGCAATTTCGTGGACTCAGTGACTTCACAAGTACTGGATGGCAACCTATCACCACTCAGCGTACACGTGCGCTGTAAAGCGCTAATAAAGGCATTAGAAGGCATCATTGAAAACACGCAGGATATTGCGATTGACGAGGCCTATCACTACAAGGGCGCGTTCAGCATCGAAGGTGCTAACGTTGTACTGAGAGAAGGCTACGGAATGCCAGACTTCACGCAGGACGATTTTTGCAACGAGATGAGCGCGAAGTTGAAGGCACGTCAGGAACTGCTGAAACAGGCGTTCAGGATGAACGGCAAGGCCGTGATTGTAGACCCTGACACTGGCGAGATTGTGCCAGTGCTACCGATGAAACCCAATAAAACCACCTTAACCGTTACCTTCAAATGACACCACAAGCATACAAACTATGGCTGGCAGGGCTGAGCCTTGCCAACCTGCACGTCGAGCAAGCCAACTGCGAGTTGGTGATGCGCATCGCTATCAACCACACTGTCAGAGATTCAGCCGCAGACAAACTGCGGCTGGTCTTGGCCGAGTTAGATTCACGCCAAATCAGGAAGTAAATTCACGACAAAACAAGAAATGAGTATGAAAAACGAATTTATCCCATACGAACAAGCCCTTGCACTCAAAAATCTTGGGTTTGATGAGCCTTGTCTTGCTGCTTATTTAACAGCTGGCAGGTTCTTGGATATAAGTGAATATGTTAATCACGGGGATTATAGAATATTGGCCCCTCTTTATCAACAGGCGTTCAGGTGGTTTAGGGAGAAACACGGGTTAAGGCACTTTATTGAGTTTGATGATGGCCATTACAATCCAGTTGTTCAATCCTCTTTAGTGTACCATTGTGACACCTACGAAGAAGCAGAACTTGCTTGTTTGAATAAATTGATTATACTTATAACCCCAGTTAAACTATGATTATACCCACAAATTTAGATTTTATAGATAAAGTGTCTGTATGTCATTTTTGCAAACAAAGACATAATGATGATGTATTATATCGCGTATTTACTTGTGGTGAATATTATCAGCATTGGGATTTTGAAAATCAAAAAGGATGTGCTGAAAATAAAAACAACATTGACCCTTTTGGAAATTATCACAAACAATTTAACCCAACCGAACTATGAAAAAATTTTTGCTAATCGCAGGCAACAACTACGACAGTTGCCACGGACTGGAAGATTATGCAGGCACTTACGACACTTTGGATGAAGCATTTGAGGCGGGTGATAAATTAGTGGAGTGCGATGATAACAACATTGACTGGTATCAAATTTTGGACTGCAACAACCCAACTGGCTACTATTCAAATAGCGAACACAAAAACAAACCGATAACCTTTAAACCAACCCAATTATGAACGACATCGAATTTATCTTTGAAATTGAAGACGAAGCAGGTAGCTTCGAAGTACCAATGTACTTTTCTGCATCCGACTGGTTTGACGATGACAGCGGCGACATTCCAATCCCTTCCTACACCGACATCGGCTTCGACAAGCGACAAAAGGAAATCATCCACGACCTACGCAACCACGTAGGCACTGAACACGATGGCGGCTTGCTGAGTGAAATGCAGAAAGCGGCTGATTGGTGGGAAAGTCACAATGCGTAATTTTACACAACTTAAACCAAACCAAACTATGAGCAATTACCAAAAAAAAGACGGTGACATATCCGTGTTCACCAATCAGAACCCAACGCCGAATTCACCGCGATGGAAGGGCAGTCTGCTGTTGAACGGCCAAGAGTACAGCGTATCGCTGTGGGTCAAGAATGGAGCAAAGGGCGAGTTCCTTGCTGGAAGCGTCCAGCCGAAGCAAGCACCAGTTGAAAGAACGTACAACCAATACGACCAAGGCAATGACCCATTTTAACGAGTGTACTAAAATCACCCTGCAAATTGACGGGCGTGTTTGTTCCACCGAAATGGAAGGAAACGAACATACGGCTACCGAAATCATCGAGGCGTTTGTTGGCTTGATGGTCGGGCAAACGTTCACGGAAAGAACCTGCTACAAAGCAATGAGCAAAATTGCTGAGAACCGTTACACGTATGACGATCAGTCCCAAATTTAACCTATATTTGTGACAGAGTTAGCAATGTGATACCAGCGCATTGTTGACGTAAGACGAGCCGCGTTCCATTTGGCTTGCCCCGACAGCTGGTATCTGTCGGGGCTTTTTTTACCTCTAAATTTTAACGATGATAAATTGCAGCATCTTCAAAACGCACAGCGAAACTGTGCCACGAGCCAGCACAACCATTGACAACTTCCTGGACAACATACGCAACGGAACCTGGCAAGATCAAGTTCTTCGAGTGCGTAACAAGGAAGCAGATAAAGCATCACTGGAATGCCTAACGCTCAGCGGTGAATTCAGCAAGCGCAATTCACAAAGCCTGATCAAACACAGCGGATTCATCTGCATCGACATCGACGTCAAGGACAACCCGGACGTGCAATCCAAACGCCAGGCGCTAATGGATGACAAGTACACATACAGCGTCTTCACCAGCACTGGCGGCTACGGATTGGCGATCCTTTTCCGCATTGATCCCGAGCGTCACCTGGATGCGTTCTTTGGGCTAAGCAAGTACATCGCCGACACCTATCACCTGGTCGTGGATCAGTCGTGTAAGGACGTCACCAGGCTACGCTACGTCAGCTGGGATCCCGACCTGTACAAGGCCGACAAATTACCACCCATCTTCAAGCACTACCTGGAGAAGCCGAAGTTCATCGCCAAGACGATCTACGTGCATGCCGACAAGGACATCGAATATATCACCGAGCAGATCCGGCAGAAGCGCATCAACCTATGCGAATCGTACGATGACTGGGTGAAGATCGGCATGGCCATCGCCAGTAAGTACGGCAACAACCAGGAAGGAAAAAACCTTTTTCATTTGGTCAGCAGTCAGTCGCTTAAGTACGACCCAAAATCATGCGATGCCAAGTACGACATTATCAACAAAGGCAAGCGAGGCCAGGTCACATTTGCGACCTTCATGTACCTGTGCCGGAATGCCGGCATCGATATTCAAACAGCCGAGACCATGCGCGTTCAGATGATCGCACAAACCAACAGGATGAAGATTGGCAAACAGGGCGGGTGGGCGGATGAGGATAAGGCCAAGAGCGCCACAATTAAGCAGCTTGAGCAGGAAGGCATCAAAGACGCAGGACAGCGCGTGAACGACACCTTCCTGATGCCAGCCAAGGAAATAGAAAAGCCGTCAGCAGATGAGATGCTTGAGGCCTTAAAAGCGCAGATCAGCACCTACAACATTCGCATGAACAAAGTCACCAGACAGTACGAACTGGAAGGCAAGCCGGTTGATGATCGAGTGCTGAACACAATTTACCTGGAGACCATTGATCAGCAGGGCAGCAAGGTCAAAAAGCAGCTAGTATTCGACATCATCGATTCGGAATGGACGCCGCAGTATGATCCGTTCAAGCAGTGGTTTGACAAGCATAAGCGATCCACACCGAGCGGCAACATTGAACTGCTGTGCGACACAATCAGCAGCCAGGTCCATGACGCCACCTACATCCGGCGCTTCCTTCCCAAGTGGCTGACTTCAATTGTCGCATCCATGCATGGACAATATTCGATCATGTGCTTGGTGCTGACCGGTCCGCAGGGTATCGGCAAAACAAACTTTTTTCGTCAACTGCTGCCACCGGACCTATTGCCGTACTACGGTGAATCCAAACTAGACGGCGGAAAGGATGACGAGATCTTGATGTGCAAGAAGATAATCCTGTGCGATGACGAGTTTGGCGGCAAGTCAAAGATGGAGGCGAAAAAGTTGAAGGAACTGTCATCCCGGCAAACCTTTAGCATCCGCAAACCATACGGCAAGACCCACGAGGATCTGACCAGGTACGCCGTGTTGTGCGGCACGAGCAATGAAGAAGAGGTCATCAACGATCCAACTGGCAACCGACGCATCATTCCAATCAACGTGACCAGCATCAACTGGGATGCATACGAGGCGATCGACAAGGCCGCATTGTGGATGGAGTTGTACCACGCCTATCACGACGATCCCAACAGCTGGATGCTGACCAGCACCGACATTCAGTACCTGAACGAAAAGACCGAGCATAACTTCCAGGTCAGCATTGAATGCGAGCTGATCGAAAAGTATTTTCATCCACCCGGCACACTTGGAGGTGCGGAGTGGTGGACCACCACTGAGGTCTATCAATACATCCTGGCCAATAGCGGATTGAAGAATTCCGGCATCACCATCTACAAAGTTGGGCAGCACCTCAAGCGAATGGGCTACGAGAAAAAAAGCATCAAGATACCCGGCACAAACAGCTCACAACGTCGCTATCTGCTTTCTAAGGTATATTTTGCAGAGGCGCAGATGGCCACACCGAACTTCTAAAATTCGAAAAGTGGTAAGAGGTGGTAACGGTGGTAAGCGGATTTTCAAACTTTTTAACTCTAACCTATATACATCATGCATACATATACCATGTGTACTATATAATAAATATACTTTATTCTATAAAAGTAGTTACCACTCTTACCACCGAGACCTAAAAATAACGAATGCAGACAATCAGCGCAGTTTTTTCGGTGGTAACTACCGCTAAAAAGTAGTTACCACCTCTTACCACCTCTTACCACCGAGACCCTATGAAATTACGACCCTACCAAAACACAGCCATCAGAGAGATGCGCTTTCACATGCAGGAACACCACCGCCGCCTGATCCTGTGCAGTCCAACCGGAAGCGGCAAGACCGTCATGTTCAGCGCTATGGCGCGCAGATCTATCGACAAGGGCAAGAAGGTCATGATCCTGACCGACCGCCAGGAGTTGATGAATCAGACGCACTTCGCACTGCAGCAGTTCGAACTGAACCCGGCCAAGATCATTGCAGGAGATACCAAGTACACGGAAGCACCGTGCTACGTGGCGATGATCGAAACGATGAAGCGGCGCTTGACTACCGAGACCTGGAAGGAATTGCTGAAAAGCATTGACCTGGTGATTTTCGATGAGGCCCACAAGACAGCCTTTGACAAGATCTTCCCATACCTGCGCAAAGACGCCTACGTGATCGGAGCGACCGCGACACCCATTCGCATCGGCAAGCAGACGAGCCTATCAAAGCACTACACGCAACTGGTCGAATCGGTCAAGATTCAGAACCTGATTGACGATGGCTACCTGGCGAAACCAAACTACTACACGGTGCCGGTGGATCTTGCTGGCGTGGGCATGTACAAGGGCGAGTACGACACAGGTGCCATGGGTAAGATGTACAGCGAGCGGAAGGTGTACGGAGGCGTGATCAGCAACTACATGCAGATTTGCCCAGGTAAGAAAGCACTGGCATTCAGCAGCAATATTGACAGTTCCGTGGAGCTGTGCAGCAAGATGCGCGAAGCAGGACTTCCGGCCAAGCACGTAGATAGCGAAATGACGCACGAGGAGCGACGATCTATCCTTGAGTGGTATAAGACCACACCCAACGCAATTCTTTGCAACGTGGGCATTCTTACGACGGGATTTGACGATCCCGCAACTGAGGTAGTGATCCTGTACCGAGCGACCACGAGCCTGGCGCTATACCTGCAGATGGTGGGCAGGGGTAGCAGGGTGACGGAGGCCAAGAAGGAGTTCACAATCCTGGACTTTGGCAACAACATGGAGACCCACGGACCGTGGCATGAGGATCGCATTTGGAGCCTGGACAAGCGGCCGGCCAAGGGTGGTGTGGCGCCACACAAAAAGTGTCCGAAGTGCGAGTATCTTTGTCATAATTCGTTCAAAGAGTGTCCAAGCTGCGGCCACAAGTTTGAGGCGCCGCCGCAGGAGATCATGCCAGCCGTAAACCTGAAGAAAGTGCAGTATGAAATATTCAACAAAAAAAGCGAGTACAGGCTGGAGGACTTGGCGGCCATGCACAAAGCAGATCCGCAAGGCATTGGCCGTGGATTTGTACTGCACAACGTATGCAAGTGCAGATGTGAGGCTGAGAAGTGGCTGCGCCTAATAAGCAAGAGCGGCAAATGGAAAGCCGAAGCATACGTCAAAGCTAAACTGAAAAGTGAAACTGATCCAACTAAACCAAAATATCAATGCCTACACACAACCTGCCAAAACTGTCAGAATTCAAAATTCAATCGCAGTGCTTCCTCTACCACTGGAACAACTACCCAAACGAGCGCGGCCGACTATTCACGGTAAACAACAACAGCGACAACAAGATCCGTGCAGTCATCAACCAATCCATGGGCGTCGTGCCGGGCGTTGCGGATATGATGTACCTGAGCGACACCGGCTTGATCGCGATTGAATTCAAGACCATCACTGGAAGGCAGTCGGACGTGCAGAAGCGCTGGCAGGCTGTCATCGAAGCGGCTGGCTACCGCTACGTAATCATCAGAACCTTTGAAGAATTTAAACAAACCCTTAACTTATGAAAACACCAACCTTTATCACCGAAATTGCCAAGCGCATCGAAGCCATTACAGGCGTGACGTACGAAGAAATTTGCACAACCAATCGCAAGGCCGAAGTAACGCGAGCGAGGCACGCGCTGATGTGGTACCTGTATCGCAAGCATCATTACCAATACAGCCTGTCAGCCATTGGCATAATGCTAAACCGCAACCATACCAGTGTTTATCACGGGGTGCAGATCGTGGACTGGGCCTTGCACAATAATGATTCGCGCTTCAAGTTCATACAAACAATCCAAGAACCTGAGTATATTTGCCCACAATGTGGGTGCCAACGAAATCATACACCAGCTGTACAATGACGGAGTGTTCCGACAAGTGGCAAGGCAAATTGCGACAAGCGACTATGCCGATGACCTCGAACACGAACTGGTCATCTACTGCTACGACCGACCAGAACGCGTTGAACAGCTACACGCATCAGGCGCACTCACGTTCTACATCGTGCGCGCCGCTATTAACCTATTCCGAGGCAAGACATCGCCATTCCAGCGGAAGTACAGGCACAACGAAGAGCGTGTGGCTTTGGGCGAAGTTGAGCAGGTGGATGAAAAGTATAGCACAGTACCTGACCACCTGTATCGCAAAGCGGAGGAGGAGATGGACAAGTGGGCGGCGGCAGGGAAATATCCATACGACAAGAACCTATTCCTTCTATGGCTGGAATTGGGCAACAAGAAGCTTATCAATCGAAACACAGGCATTCCATATCGGTCAATCTGCTACACGATTGACCTTTGCAGGCAACGACTTAAATTAGCACTACAAGATGATTACAACGATTTTATTGGCGGCTTTGACAGCATTGGCGATGGAGAGGTATAACGTACTACCCAAGTGGTACTACCGCATCAGCCGCTTCAAGCCTTTATCCTGTCAGTCCTGCCTTGCCTTTTGGTCAGGATTTGCCTTGTCAATTTTTGACCAACCGCTATACTTCGCGCCGTTTGTTGGCTTGGCATCTGCGGCATTGGCTATCATCATCATAAAGCTAACCGAATGAACGCAACCCTGATTTACGAAGTGCTTGCCATCAAGCCGAAACTTGAACTGTATCATTCGACCAAGTCGCTACGCCTGACCCCTGCTGAGGTGAACACCTTGCAAGCGGCGGCGATTAGCCTTGGCATTCCGCGTACCGATTGGTGGTGCGCAACCTGTGCCGTTGAACGATTGTCTGAACTGGTGGCTCACGCCGAGCATTGTGTAAAAGAAGGGCAAGTGGTATTTAATGTAAACGGAAGCGATGGCAACAGCAAAGATTAGCATCGAAGAACAGCACAACTTGCATATGTCCAAGCTCGTGAACATTGGCGCGCTTATGACCGATATGGCCAACATATTGGACAGCCTGAACGACTGCAATGCACCCAACGCACTGCACGCGAAGGTGGCCATCTGCGAGAAGATAATCGACATAATGAACAGCGTGGAAATATGAAGAAAGTAGGAAGGCCACCCGCGTTTGAAAGTCCTGAGCAGTTGTGGGACTTGTTCTGCACGTACAAAGCGTGGACGAAGGCGAACCCTTACCGCGTGCAAGATTACGTGGGAAAGGATGGTGCAATGGTGTATCGCGACAAGGAGCGACCGCTGACGTTTAGGGGGTTTGAAGGCTACCTTGCAGAAGAAGGGTGGTGCTATGATTTGTCGCACTATCAAAGGGAAGAAGGAGAGCATCACGAAGCATTTCGCCCCATCCTTACCCGCATACGCGCGACCTGTGACCGCGATATGGTTGAGGGCAGTGGCGCGAATGTGTACAACAGTGCCATCGCAGTCAGGGTGCTTGGCTTGGCAGACAAGCAAGAGCAGAAGGTACACATCGAACAGCCGCTATTTGGAGATGAGTGAGCGCGTTGAGATTGTGAACGGCGACAGCCTGTTGGTCTTGCAACTGCTGGATGATAACAGCGTGGACGCGATTGTTACCGACCCCCCTTACGGCTTGGCGTTTATGGGCAAGAAGTGGGATTACGATGTGCCGAGTGAGGAGTTATGGCGGCAGTGCTTCCGCGTGTTGAAGGCTGGCGGTCACCTGCTTTGCTTCGCAGGTACACGGACACAACACAGGATGGCCGTGCGGATTGAGGATGCGGGGTTTGAGATACGCGATATGATTGCTTGGGTGTACGGGTCGGGGTTTCCGAAGTCGCTGGATGTGAGCAAGGCGATTGATAAGATGGACGCAGCGCAAGAGCAGCAGGCGAGGCGATACCGATTCACGGAGTGGGTTAGGTCAACAGGTATCACATCAAAGCAGATTGACGAGGCAACCCAAACAAATATGGGTGGGCATTACACTACGGCAGCAAGTCAACCAGCAATAATGACCCGTGAGCATTTGGAGGCTTGCCGTCATTTGCTTGGAGATATTCCTGAATGGGTGGAGCGTGAAGCAGACATTCGAAGTGTCGAAAGCAAGAACTTTGCCGAGCGTGAGGTGGTGGGGCAGAAAATAATAAACGGTGAAGAAGGAACGGCTGGAGGATATAAAAACGGTATAGCCTCAATACAAGGTGCAGACATTTCTATAAATCGCTCAATAGATATTACAATAGCCGCCACCCCCGAAGCGAAGCAATGGGAAGGCTGGGGCACTGCGTTAAAACCCGCACTCGAACCGATTACAGTGGCTCGGAAGCCGCTGATTGGCACGGTAGCCGAAAACGTGATGGAGTGGGGGACGGGAGGGCTGAACATTGATGGGTGTCGGGTGGGCACATCCGGCGCTCGGTTCAATGGCCGCAATGTCGATAGCGATATTTACGGCAAGTACGGCACCAGCAAGCCCAAGGAAGTCTACGATTATGGCCGCTGGCCCGCGAACCTCATCCACGACGGGAGCGAGGAGGTGGTGGGGTTGTTTCCTGATACCAAGAGTGGTAAAATGGGGCCTTGGAATAACAGAACAACAAACGGCTCTCCAAATGGCATTTACGGCAAGTTTGATGAAGAGCATCCGCTATCCGAAACCTATGGCGATTCAGGCTCCGCCGCGCGGTTCTTCTACTGCGCCAAGGCAAGCAAACGCGACAGGGATGAGGGCAACAACCACCCAACGGTCAAACCCACCGACCTGATGCGCTACCTGTGCAGGCTGGTCACCCCACCCGATGGAACGGTGCTTGACCCGTTTATGGGGTCGGGTTCAACGGGCAAAGCGGCGGTACTGGAAGGCTTCCGCTTCATCGGTATTGAACGGGAAGAAGAATACTGCGAGATAGCAAAGGCACGGATTAAACACGCACAGCAATGACCCTAACCGAACTACAACACCTGCTGAACCTGATAGATGCGGACAACGAAAGAACGCGGGAGGCTTACAAACTTGGCATCGACCTGACTGAATTTAGAGAGAGCGCACAAGAAGTCATCGAACTGCTTTTGAAGCACGTATTTAACCAAGACCAGTACGAGTGCTTGACTTGGTGGATGTACGAGAAGGACTATGGCAGGCGTGAGGATTTGCAGATGTGGGATAAGGATGGGAAAGAGATTTGCCGCACGGTGGAAGAACTGCATCAATTTTTATTCGCGTGAGTGACAAGATAGTCGCGTCAGTTATTGACCAATTTCGGACAAGAGCCGAGGAGGGCAAACGCAAATACGGCACGACAATGGAGCGCGATGACCTGACATTCGCACAATGGATTCAACATCTGCAAGAGGAGTTGATGGATGCAGTGGTTTACATCGAGAAGATTAAGGGTGAAAAGTAGGTATATTTGTATACCAAACTAAACCAAATGACACGAGAAGAAATCACTCAGTTAAAAGTAAATCCTATTGAAATTACATTCTTAGACAGAGGGTGTATCATAAAGGTTGGATGCAGGTCGTTTGCCTTTGATACCAATCGGGAGGCTATGGCGGAACTTCAAGAGTACGTCAAAAGACCTATTGAAATTGGCAAAATTTATGCTCCTGACCAATTTATAGAAGAAAAAACAACACCAATATTGGTTTCAAGGGTAAACACTTAGATTGGATTTCAAATACACAACTGCAATTAAACGCATTCGGCAGGTGGCCGCTCGGAAGAAGGTGATTCAGGGCGGAACATCTGCTGGCAAGACCATCGCCATCCTTGCAGTGCTAATCAACATCGCGGCAAAGACCAAGACCGAAATCAGCGTTGTATCCGAATCCGTGCCGCACCTGCGAAGGGGTGCAATCAAGGACTTTGCAAAGGTGATGCAATGGACTGGACGCTGGGCACCCGACCGTTGGAACAAGACCCTGCTGACGTACAACTTCGCAAACGGAAGCACAATCGAGTTCTTTTCAGCAGATAGCGAGGGAAGGCTACGCGGTGCAAGGCGGCAGGTGCTGTACATAAACGAGGCCAACAACATCGACTTTGAAAGCTACTATCAGTTAGCCATCAGAACAAGCGAAGCGATATACATCGACTACAACCCAACGCACGAGTTTTGGGCGCACACGGAGGTGCTACGCGAGGATGATGCTGAATTGCTGGTGCTGACCTTCCGCGACAACGAAGCACTTCCTGACACCATCAGAAAGGACATCGAAATGGCGGAGGTGAAGGCCGCGACATCCACGTACTGGGCGAACTGGTGGAAGGTGTACGGTCTTGGGCAAGTCGGCAATGTGCAGGGCGTTATCTTTTCAAACTGGACGCAGATTGACGAAATCAATTACACCACATCCAAACTGGTCGCGCTCGGCCTTGACTGGGGGTACACCAACGACCCGACTGCACTGGTGGCGGTGTATCGTTCAGGCGATACCCTGACTTTGCACGAACTGCTGTACGCCAACAACCTGACGAATCAGGACATCGCGACCAAGTTGCGCGAGTTCGGCATTAACCGCGCGTGGGAGATTGTCGCGGATTCAGCAGAGCCGAAAAGCATCGAGGAAGTGCATAGGCTTGGCTTCAATATCAAGCCAGCGCAGAAGGGACAGGACAGCATCCGCAATTCCATCGACATCCTTCACAGGTTCAGCATTCAAGTGACCAAGAGTAGCACGAACCTCATCAAGGAGTTGCGCAACTACACGTGGGATACTGACCGCACGGGTGCATCGTTGGGAGTGCCGATTGACAAATACAACCACGCCATTGATGCGGTGCGCTACGTTGCGCTCAACAAGCTATCGCAGAGCGCAGGCGGGAAGTATGTAATTATGTAGATTTGCGTTATGATACACCCAACAGCAATCATCGAGGAGAATGTCACGCTTGGCAAGAACTGCCGCGTTTGGGCATTCGCGCACATCCGCACAGGTGCAACGATTGGCGACAACTGCATCATTGGCGAGGGCGCGCACATCGACTACAACGTCACCA